CAACATCTACACCCTGAGCAAGTCCAAGAAGGGGACCAGCGACTTCAACTTCGCCATCGTCAAGACGGATCCGAGCGGTGATCTGGTCAGTGCCTTCGGTGATTCCGAGGCTTCCTCGACGGTGAACGGCACGATGGAACACACCGGGACAACCCGGTCCATCTGCTACGACTTCGTCGGTCGACGACTGGGTGCGGTCGGTGGCAACGTGTACGGAAGCGGTGACTCGTTTGCGACGATCAATTCGACCACCGGGGTCAAGGTAAATTCCCAGGACGCTCACAGCATCACCAACTGGAACGTGATCCGGCAGGACGAGAAGGGCGGGTTTCGTATTTTAAGGAACCAGTCAACCAGCAACTTGGCGAGAATGACCGAGGCGGCGACTCCGGTCGCTGATTGGATCATCAGTGACGGGGACAACTTGCAGACGGGTGCATCCTGTGCGGCCTTCTACCAATTCAATCCCCAGAACAGCCTGTCGGTGCGCCAGACAAAACAATTTGCCGTTGCCGGTGGGGTGGTCAGGGAATTCGATTCCGACCAGTGGTACGATCTGGCAATCGGCGGCGGATCCACGGGCAACCCTGCTTTCGATCCCGGTATGCCGGTGATCTTCTCGGCCCAGTTGGGTTCCCGAATGTACTTTGCGGATGGCCTGAACGAGAAGTACTACGATGCCGCTGACAGCGAATTGAAGTCGTGGGCCGCTTCTGCGGGGACACTGCCCGTGGATTCCAAGGGTCGCAAGCCCACGCTGATCGAGAATTGGCGAGACCGGATCGTGATGGCGGGAGTGATCGGTGATCCTCACGAGTACTACATGAGCAAGCGCGGGGACGGCACGGACTGGGACTACACCCCGACGACGGTGACGAACACCCAGGCGATTTCCGGAACCAATGCCCCTGCCGGTCGGTCACCTGACGTGATCCGCACGATCATCCCCCTGAACGACGACGTGTTGATCTGGGGTTGTGACCAGTCCATCTGGGCCATGTCTGGTGACCCGATGGAAGAGGGCCGGATCGACAACATAGTCGAAGGAGTGGGAATGCCCTTCGGTCGTCCCTGGTGCAAGGACATGACCGGCTCGTTCTACTTCTTCGGGTCCAAGGGTGGCGTGTACCGTGGAGCGGTGGGGCAGGGGATCCAGAAGATCACGGTCGGTTCCATCGAGGAACGGATGAGTGATATCGACTTTGACAAGAACATCATCCGTCTCCTGTGGAACGAGCAGGACCAGGGTGTTCATGTCTTCATCACGCCCCTGAACGCCTACAACTCGACGACTCATTACTTCTACGACACCCGTGCCGAGGCGTGGTGGCTGGACAAGTTCGAGACGGCCAGCAGCAGCAAGTACATCCACAACCCCAAGGAAGTCCACGTCTTCGACGGACTGGATCCCAACGACCGGGTGATCCTGATGGGTGGCTGGGACGGATTCATCAGGAAGTGGGATCTCTCCGAATCGGATGATGACGGTAACGCCATCGACAGCTACGTCTATGTCGGACCCATCGTGTCGGAGAACTTCGGCATGGTGAGGCTCAACGAGTTGCGGGTCCAGTTGGGCAAGAACTCCAGCAACGTGACCGCATCCATCTTCACTGGCGACAACGCCGAGGATGCCTACGCACAGACCACCGCTCATTTCACGTCCACGTTTTCTGCCGGTCGCAATGTTTCCGAAAGGCGACGGGCGATGACCCATGCCATGTACCTGAAGTTGGGAAACAACACCGCAGCGCAGAGATGGACTCTTGAGCGGGCCGAGGTGGACCTTTCCCTGACCGCAAGAAAGTTTGCGAGGATTTACTGATGACCAGCACAGTCACAGCCGCCACGCTGACGGTCACCCTCACCGAGTCGATCAGCCTCAACGGTGTTGACCAGGGCGGATCAACATCGCTGACCATAGCGTCAGTCAACGAGGTGATGAAGCGGATCGTTACCTGTGTAAACGGGCAGACGACGACGGTACTCACCTTCAACAGCAATGCATACGGGGCAGCGGGAGCGTTGGATACAGAGGACGCCAAGTACATCCGATTGACGAATTTAGACAACGCAGAATCAGTCGAGATTGCCGTTGTCACTGGTGCGACCCTGTACCAAGTGACACTGCGTGCAGGTGAGAGTCATATCCTTGGTTCGCCAGACGACCTCATGTTGGCAGAGGCCGATACGAGTCCGAGTTTTGGGACGATGGCGGATCTGGCGAGCATTCAGGTGAGGCCCACGGGGTCTGCTGCGGTGGATATGGAAGTCTTTGTAGCGAGCATCTGATGACAACAAACAAGGGATTCGGCCAGGACCGCACGAGCCTTGAGTTCCACGGTCCTGGCACTGGCGGCAAGCGTCGGGAGGCAAGATCCCAGGCCAAGTTGTCTGGTCAGCACTCCACGTTCCGAGAGATCGGCGTGGGAACCAACGATCCCGCGAAGTCAATTCACATCCTTCGGGAGACGACCGGCGCGGTTGTCCTCATTGAGCGCATTGACGAAGACGTAGGATCCGGGGCATTCCAGGGTCGCAAGGCCCGAGGAACGGAAGATGCGCGAGCGGCCGTCACTAGCGGCGACGATCTGTTGAGCATCACGGGCGTGGCGTATGTCGGGGCGAACAACGAGTACCAGAATTCCGCCCGTATTACCTACGAGGTGGACGGATCCGTCAGTGATGCGGCGGTGGGTGCGCCGGGACGAATGACGTTCTCAGTCTCCACCGGCTCCGGTTCATCGTTGTCCGAGAAGATGCGGATCACGAGTACCGGAAAGGTGGGACTTGGGATGAACAATCCCTCCACGCAATTGACCGTGGAGGGTGCTGTCACCCTGAAGGAACAGTCCGGGGCCGATTCTGACACAGCCGCCTATGGCCAGGTGTGGGTCAAGACTGCCACTCCGAACGAGTTGTATTTCACCACCGATGCTGGGGACGACATCCAGATAACGAGCGGCACGGCAACAGTATCCGGCGGCGGTGATATCACCTCCGTGGTGGCCGGAAGCGGACTCACAGGTGGTGCGACTTCTGGTGCTGCTACCGTCAACGTGGGGGCTGGAAATCTCATAGATGTCCAGGCCGATCAAGTTGACGTGGATCTGGCCGAGGCCGCTGAAGCGGTTTTAGCCAACGGTGACTACATCTTGTTTCTGGATGGGGGAGCAACTGGAACACACGCGAAAGAAGCGATAGCGGATGTCGCCAGTCTTTTTGCCGGTGACGGGCTGACCGCCTCGTCTTCGGTGATGGCCGTGAACGTCGATGATTCCACCATCGAAACAAGTTCAGATGCCATCCGCGTAAAAGATGATGGCGTGACCTACGCTAAGATCCAGAATGTCAGTGCCGACGAGAGAATTCTGGGACGGGTTTCGGGGGCCGATGGTGTTGTCGAGGAATTGACCAAGTCGCAGGTGTTGACGATGCTCAACGTGGCTGATGGGGCCACGGCTGGTGGCGAGGCGAACGAGTATTCGTTCAAGACGATATCGGTCTCCGGCGAGAGCGACGTGGTTGCGGACGCTGACGACGACACATTGACGCTGGTTGCCGGTACGGGACTCTCCATTGCCACGACCGCTGATCAGATCACGTTCACCAACACGGTGAGTGACACGAACACCACTTATTCAGCGGGAGACGGCCTTGACCTCTCAGGAACAACATTCTCGACGGACCTCAAATCTAATGGTGGACTTGTCATTGAGTCCACTGAACTCGCCGTCGATCTTGGAGCATCCTCAGTCACAGGCACTCTTGCGGTTGGTGACGGAGGTAGCGGACAGACTAGCTATTCCAATGGACAACTCCTCATCGGAAACACCACCGGGAACACCCTTGCCAAAGCGACCCTGACTGCTGGCACGGGCATTTCGATCACGAACGGAACAGGGTCGGTCACGATTACGAACACCGTCACCGATACGAACACGACCTATTCGGCCGGGACTCTGCTGGACTTGGCCACCACCACCTTCAATGTGGATCTGACCGAGGCTGCGGAAGCGGTGATGGCAAACGGCGACTACGTCCTGTTCCTGGATGGCGGGGCCACCGGGTCGCACGCGAAGGAGGCGATTGCGGATGTGGCAACCCTGTTTGCCGGTGACGGGTTGACCGCCTCGGCCTCGGTGATGGCCGTCAATGTTGACGACTCCACCATCGAGACGAGTT